TGCTTCGGTTCTAATGTTGGAGACAACATTGAATCTATTTTGTACACTCAAGCGGAAGTCGGTGAAATGAGTAAAATGGGGGGTGGTACATCTGGTTATTTTGGTAATATTCGTGGAAGAGGTGCGGAAATTACTGATAATGGACACGCGCCAGGGGCGGTTCACTTTATGAATTTGTTCCAAAGTGTTGTGGACAATATCTCTCAGGGTTCAACTCGTAGAGGTCGTTTCTCACCGTACCTACCAATTGAACACCCTGACATCAAAGAGTTTTTAGAAATTGGTACTGAAGGGTTTCCAATCCAAGACCTAACTCATGCAGTCACTGTGACTGATGAATTTATGCAAGAGATGATTGCGGGAGACAAACAAAAGAGAGCAATTTGGGCTAAAGTGATTCAAAGAAGAGGTGAAATTGGTTATCCATATATTATGTTCACCGATACTATGAATAACAAGGCTCCTGAAGTTTACAGAGACAAAGACATGAAGATTTACAATTCAAATCTTTGCTCTGAAATCGCTCTTCATAATTCTGAGGAAGAATCTTTTGTTTGTGTACTATCGTCTATGAATCTTTTACACTACGAAGAGTGGAAAGATACCGATGCAGTTGAAATGATGGTATATTTCTTAGACGCTGTTGTTTCAGAGTTTATTAATAAAATTGATAACATTAGAAACAATGGTACTATTGAAGGACAAAGAGCATTCTTCTATCTTGAAAAGGCTTATAACTTCGCTAAAAGACAAAGAGCACTTGGATTGGGAGTATTAGGTTGGCATTCATTACTTCAATCTAAAAATCTACCCTTTGATAGTAGAGACACAGCACGATTGAATGTTGAAGTTTTTAAACTAATCAAAGACAAATCATATAAAGCGTCGGAAGAATTAGCTCAAATTTTTGGTGAACCTGAAACATTAAAAGGATATGGTAGGAGGAATGTCACTTTAAATGCGATTGCACCCACAACATCTTCAGCATTTATCTTGGGACAAGTGTCACAATCGATTGAACCAATTTGGTCAAATTGTTATGTGAAAGATGTCGCAAAACTAAAGGTAACTATCAAAAACCCTGTTTTAAAAACACTGTTAGCTGATTTAGGTAAGGATAACAAAACTACATGGGAAAGTATCAAAAAACATGATGGTTCAGTTCAACACCTTGAATTTTTGACAGATGAACAAAAGGAGGTCTTCCGAACTTTTGCTGAAATCAATCAATCCACAATCATTAACCAAGCGGCTATCAGACAAGATTACATTGACCAATCACAATCTTTGAACTTGATGATATCACCTGATATGCCAACTAAAGATGTGAATAAACTTCTGATTGACGCATGGCAATTAGGTGTGAAGACACTTTATTACCAACATTCAATGAATTCAGCTCAAGCTTTTGCTAGAAAGAAATTGAACTTGAATGACCTTCATTGTGTGGCTTGTGAGGCGTAATAAAAGGAAATTTTCGTAATTAATGAAAAACCCGTCACTAAGGTGTCGGGTTTTTTCATTTCTTATAAAAAAAACAAAGGTATATTTATCTCATATGGCAGAAGGTGTTACATATGGATTGGCATTCCCCTTTGAGGACTCACCTAAAGGAGACTTTTTGTTATTAACTGAAACACAATTTGCTCAAATTAGAAGTGATTTAATCCATTTATTATTAACAAAAAAAGGTTCAAGGTATTATCTACCAACTTTTGGTACAAGATTATATGAATTTCTATTTGAACCTTTTGATGGTTTAACCTTTGATGCAATTGAAGCTGACATTCGGGATTCCGTTGAACAATTTATGCCAAATTTATTAATTAATAATATTACGATTGAACCTGCTGACCCTTCTGAAGAAGTTCCCTTGGCTAAAGGTGAACCATTACCTGGTCAAAATCGTGATAATATTTTTAAAGTTCCTGGCAAAGGAACTTCAGAATATACTGCAAAGGTTAGAATTGATTATGCTGTGGATAACAACACTTTTGCTCAAAGTGATTTTATCATATTGAATATTTAACATTATATGGCTAACAACAGAATTTCCTATACTGCTAGAGATTACGAGAGTATTAGAGTTGAATTACAAAATTATGTCAGGTCTTATTACCCTGAACTAATCCAAGATTTCAATGATGCGTCAGTATTTTCAGTATTTTTGGATTTGAATGCTGCAGTTGCCGACAACCTACATTATAACATTGATAGAAGTATTCAGGAAACCGTACTTCAATTTGCACAACAAAGGTCATCAATTTATAATATTGCCAGAACATATGGTCTAAAAATACCGGGACAGAGACCATCTGTCGCTTTAGTTGATTATTCAATCACGGTACCGGCTTTTGGTGATAAAGAAGATGAAAGATACCTTGGTATATTGACAAGAGGGTCTCAGGTTTTCGGAGCGGGTATTGCGTTTGAAAATCAAAATGATGTTGATTTCGCCTCACCATATAATAGTTCAGGATTTCCAAATAGAACAAAAATTCCAAATTTCGATGCTAACGGGAATCTTATTAACTACACAATTACAAAGAGAGAATTGGTGGTTAATGGAATTACTAAGGTTTTTAAAAGAGTTATTAACGCCAGTGATGTTAGACCATTTTTTGAATTGTTTTTACCTGAAAAGAATGTCTTGGGAATCACAAGTGTTTTGTTAAAGTCGGGAACTAACTATACAAATGTACCCACAGCATCTGAATTTTTAGGTTTAACAAATAGATGGTTAGAAGTTGATGCCCTTGCTGAAGATAGAGTTTTTATTGAAGACCCAACTAAAGTTGCTGACCAACCAGGTCTAAAAGTTGGTAGATACATTCAAACTAATAATAGATTTATTACTGAATACACACCTGAAGGATTTTTAAAGATGACTTTTGGGGGTGGAACTACTTCCGCTCAAGACCAATTAAATGCATTTACCAATTTAGGAACACCAGTAAATTTTCAATCATTGAGTAATAACTTCTCACTTGGTTCAACTTTGGTGCCCAACTCAACTTTATTTGTACAATACCGAATTGGTGGTGGTTTGTCAACTAATATTGGGACAAATGTGATTAACCAAATTGGGACTGTTTCATTCTTTGTAAACGGACCATCACAAACAATTAATAGTTCGGTAATTAACTCATTAAGATGTAACAACCCAACCGCCGCAATTGGTGGTTCAAATGTGCCAACAACGGAAGAGGTGAGAAACTATGTTTCATTTAACTTCTCAGCACAAAAAAGAGCGGTTACGGTTAATGATTACGAATCCTTATTAAGAAATATGCCAAGTCAATTTGGTGCTCCTGCTAAAGTTTCTATCACTGAAAACAATAATAAGATTCTAATTAATCTTTTGTCATATGACACTTCAGGTAAATTGACTAACATAGTTTCTAATACACTTAGACAGAATGTTGCTAATTACTTGTCAAATTATCGTATGATAAATGATTACATTCAGGTAACAACTGCGGATGTAATTGATTTAGGTGTTGATGTTTCAGTGGTTCTTGATGCAACACAAAACTCAGGACAAATTATTTCAGAAGTGGTAAATAGAATCTCAGATTACTTTAACCCACTCAGTAGAGAATTAGGTGAAAATGTATACCTATCTCAACTCAGAAGCATTGTGCAAAATACTACAGGTGTTATTACAGTTGCGGATATTACAATCGAAAATAAAGTTGGTGGACAATATTCTTCGTCAGAAACATCAATGGCTTATTCGGACCCCGAGTTACGAATTATACAACCCGTTGATGATACAATTTTTGCTGAGCCAAATCAGATATATCAAGTTAGATATCCTCAAAAAGATATTGTTGTGAGGGTTAAAAACTTACAAAATGTTTCTTTTTCTTAACACCTTTATTTAATTTCCAATCGGGGTATATTTTGTTTAAGTAAAACTGTGTTTTTCAAAAAAAAACACCATAAATATTTATCATTAAAACCTTGAATGGGACAATCATTTAGAATAAACACACAAGTTGGTGTAGATAGAAACCTTACATTTCAATTAGACCAAGATTTTGAGTTCCTTGAAATTCTGTCATTACAGATTTCACAGAATGATGTTTATCCTAGGGATTGTGCGGATTTTGGTGTTGTCGTAGGTAGAGTTGTTGCAAATAGTGGATTTGGAATTCCCAACACAAAGGTTTCCATTTTTATCCCTATTACTGAAGTTGATGCTCTTAATGACAGAATAGTTGAACTATATCCGTATACTCAACCTAATGATAAAAATGTTGATGGTTATAGATTTAATCTTCTCCCTTATTTACAATCGTATTCCACTCACGCTGCCACAGGAACATTTCCTTCAAGAGCGGATGTCTTAGAGGACCCTGTTGTTGTGGATATCTACGACAAGTACTACAGATTTACTGTTAAGACAAATGAAAGTGGTGACTTCATGATATTGGGAGTTCCTGTAGGTCAACAAACCATCGTAATGGATTTAGACCTTAGTGACATCGGAGAATTTTCTCTTACACCCCAAGATTTAATTAGAATTGGTCGTGCTACAGAAGCACAAGTCGCGGGAAACACTTTTAGAACTTCATCAGATTTAGACACTCTACCTCAAATTGTTAATATTACAAAAGTTTTCGAGGTTGCCCCCTTTTGGGGTGAGCCAGAAATTTGTCAATCTTCAATTAGCCGTATCGACTTTGACCTCAGGGATGATGCAAATATTGATATACAACCTACGGCAGTTTTTATTGGTTCGTTGTTTTCCACCACAGATGAATTTAAAATTCCAGCACCATTAGGATTCGGTGATTTTCCCCCTTCTTTGTTAACAGGTGGTTGTAAACCAAAAGATAACATGGGTAATCTTTGTGATTTAACTACGGGACCGGGACAATTGTTATCAGTTCGACAAACTATAGTTCAAGACAATCAAGGAAGACCTATTTTGGAGGAATATCGATTGGAAAATTCGGGTAATGTCATAGACGAAAACGGTACTTGGATGGTAGAGGTTCCAATGAACCTCGATTATGTGACTACAAATGAGGATGGTCAAAGAGTTTTCTCAAGAGACCCAAGAGTGGGTATTCCAACCAAAGGAAAATACAGATTCAAAGTTAAATGGCAACAGTCACCCACAGATACAGACCCAATCAAAAGAGGATACTTCTTATTACCTAATGTCAGAGAATGGGGTTGGAGAACACCTGGTATCGACCCCAATTATTCAAACACTTTTACTACCAGTCGTGAACTGGCAAGTTCCTATTATTTTGGACTTGATTGGACGGGATATACAGATGCGGAATCGGCAACCGTGATTAATCAAAAATTACAAGCGGCAATTAACTGTGAGGATACTTTTTATGAAATGGAGTATAATAAGGTTTATACTCCATCAGGTTTAATTGACCAATACAAAAGAGGATTTAACAGAGGACGTTTTATTGGTGTTAAAGAAATCGGCAATAATGATTGTGCAACCACAGTAAATAAGTTTCCTGTTAATGATGGTGTGAAAAATTTTAGTTTATCATTTTTCTTGTTTGCAATTTTAATGCAGTTTATCCAACTTCTTTTTCCCCCAATCTTATTTGTATATCACCTTTTAAGTGCAATACTCAATGTTATTGTCTTTGTACTTAATTTCATAGTAAGATTTCAAAACATAGTTGGTAATGCTTTAATTGTTGTAGGGTCGGTTTTGGCAATTCTTGGTGGTGCGGGAATTCCTCTTATTGGTATTGGTGCAATTTTGGTTGCGGGAGGGGCAAGACTTTCATTAACCCTTCAAAGGTTTGCGGAGTTTTTAAAGTTAAAACCGTTAAAGTTACCAATGATTACATATCCTGAGTGTTCGAATTGTGAATGTAATACCTCGGGATTGAATGGTGTTGGAGATTCTACTCCCACATCGTTACTTACACCTTTAACCACAAGCGGATTGTACTTTGAATCTATTGAAGATTATTCAGGATTACCACCGGAAAAAATTGGTGATGACTTGGAGCCAAGTAGTGCAAATGTTTCAGTTTTATCTTTGATATTTTCAGAGGCGATGGGTACAAGAACAGGACCTATTGATAAGATTTTACAAAATAGGTCAACCCAATCTCAAACCCTAAGGTTACCTGATACAACGAATTCATTTGGTGCACCCAAAAAGGTTTTTGCAATTTCTTCGGATATTCCAATGGCACAAAGAATCAATGTGTTCAATACAAGAAAAAAATATTTTGATAATGAAAATAAAATAAGTGTCAGTTTTGATTATCCTTCAAATACAACACGAAAACACTATGATAACACCTTAAGTATTCTATCTCAAAGTTTTTTAGAATCAGGAACATTATTAACTTTTGTGGGTATTGAAAATACAACAGATGTAAACTTTAAGTTTTCGGGAAATTCAGATTTTAACGGTATTTCTGGTGTTACTTTACAGTCTGGTCCGGCACCAATTACCGTTAACTATGCCACAACTCAGACAACAAATTCAACTGAAACATATTTCTTAAGTACTGGTTCAACAATAACAAATTACAAATTCCCCGCTGATTTAGAATACTATCAAGTTTTGACAGCAATCACCGTAAGTGATGCGTTTGCTTTAGCAACAGGGGGTGGGACGGTTGTTTGTAATTCTTATTCAATCGAAACTGCAATAGGTAATCCAAATGTTGCGGAAACTGTAACAGTCACATATGTGGATTGCTCAGGAAACAATCAACAAACAACTGTAACCACTCCTTTTGACCCCTCACTTGGATTTATACAAGGGTTTGGTAATGTTTGTTCTTCCACAGTTCCTCAAATTATACAGGGTAATGGAAGCATTACTCCTTTAGGACCGTGTAATCCTCCAAACCCTTTTGGTGGTCTTTTAAAAATATTGAACTCATCTACCCAAATAAATTGGTCAAGAAGAGACCTAAGTGGTTGGGATTCTCAAAATGCTTTGAATATAAAAACAAGGGACTTTTTTGCTGGTTTTGATAATCAATACATTTTAATTTTACAGAGAGGGGTTGACCCTTATTCTCCCTCATATGTAAATCGCTATGGTATTGGTAGTATATTAGGTCTACCGAATACGGATTCTTTAACATTTACGGCACAAACCAGATTGAATATTCCTATTCAAGCCTTACCGGCAAATGGTATTTCTGTCCAACAACATACATCACAAAATAACATTTTTTACTCTTCGTATTTTTTCGAGGGTGGAAATGGATACTCGGCTTTCACCACAAGTAATGTTGGATATTATAGTGCTATTGATGGTAATCGGAATTATTCAATATACCCAAATGGTTCGGGTACTTTTGGATTTGTATCTAATTATTTGAACACCCCAAATTTAAACTCGGTTGAAATCGTTGTGAGTAATGGGTCAAATAAATCTTTCAGTTCTACTCCAAATCCTGCTAAATATGATTCGGCTGAGGATTTGTCGGGAGCTGACTTTTATTATACGGAGTTGGGTGGTGGAAACAAACCACCAAACAACCCAAATCAGTGTAGTAGTGTTTACTATAGTTTTTCTCTTTTACCAACTGTCACTGCAACAAATAACCAAATAAACATGTCCAATAAGTCGAGGAATGTTTTAAGAACTGACAGACTTCCCTCATCAGACTTTTTGGATGGTGAGGATTGGAATTCTATCGTCCCTGTCCTTCAAATGAATAGAGGGTTTACTATGTACATTATTGATGCTGGTGGTCAAAATTTAATAACAACGACATATGGTGCGGGGGCGACTATAGTTGGAAATGATATTGAAGATTTACCGGATTCTTTAAATGTGTTGGACAGTTTTTCTTGTGCAAACATGGTTAGTCTTGAGTGTTATAGTAATTCTGGTAATACAGTCACTATTGAACCAAATTGCTCTGACACTGATTGGGTAGACCGAGGATGTTATGTGTTTGTCAGAAGACCTTTATTAGATTTACTAATAGATATAAGAGCTTTCAACGAGTGGGGTCTAAGATATCGTTTTTTCTATGCTCTGTGTCAAGGAGTTGTTTCTCAAACGTTTTCGAATAACTGGGTAAATGGGTCTTTGTATGCTTTCCCGTTTGCCGTTAGAACTTTATATGGGGGTAATAACCAAATCTCGAGAAGAGTTTTTTGTAAGGATTTAATTTATTTTAATGACGATAGTAACAATTTTTATTATCGTAGTAGTCCATACAGTCCAACATCAGACGAATTTATTGGTAAGTTTAACAGTGTGCTTACAGGTTCAATTAATGATTACAATTTGCAGATGCCTGTGACAATTATGAATCTTGGTCCCAAAACTGAGATATTCAAAGAAATTACTTTAAACCCTTCTGATGACGGATTTGTTATGAATGTTTTAAATCCTACAAGTTATGGTGACACAAGTGATTTATTAAATTTATTTGTTATCACCCGTTTAACGAATTCTTTTTTCTTGAAATTCATTGTTAATTTTTTTCCTGGAATTGGTGGAACCAATCTGGCAATAAACACATTGTTTTCTCGTCCCGAAAGAAGATTAGATGGTGATGTTACACAAATGTTGTCAATAAATTCCGAATTCGGTGTTCTGAAATTTAATTCTCAAAACTATCAAGAAGATTTAAACAGTCCCAATAACCCCATATTTATCTCGAGGAACCCAAATGGGTTTTCTGTTATGGGAATTTTTTACTCCTCGACAACTGAAGATTTACAATACAAAGATTTTCTCTCACCAGGTAGAATTAATTTCAGACCCACACCAAACGCAAACGCGTTTCCATATTATTATAATTTGAAATCACAAAGGGTCCCATTTTATCGTTGGGAGAGAGATGATGTTGCAAAATGGGTAAACGATATCGGAACCGCAGTTAACTTGGGTAATTCGGTGGGAATTTTCGGAACACAGAGTAACAATTGGGCTACAGACAACTCTAACATTTTTAGTAAAAATTACCAATCTTTGGACCGTACAGACCCTTCACAACCATCATATTTCTTGGGTTCAAACTCTCAACTAAACGACATCTATGCTCGTGGTTATATCTTCAATGTGGATTCCAACGGGAACAATTCTGCAACCGCCGGCAATTATCCAAGTGTTTTCGCAGTCGGAGCACCGAACCATTTTTACTTCGGATTAATTAACGGCGCTAGTGCCTTAGATAGATTCAAATCAAAATATTTAGCTGATGAATAGGTTTGAATTAATCCCCTCACAATTACAGTTCAAATCGGCACCAATTGTTGACCAAAAACTTACAATTGATTTGAATCAAACCCAAAAGGAGTTGACTCAATATGTGAGAAATAATGCAATTTCTCTCACTCAGTTATACCAAGATGAGAGACAAGCATCTCAAAGATTCAGACCAACATTCAAGATTCAATACCTGTATGACAACACTTATACAGGTACTACTGAATACAATCCATTCAAAAACAATCTGTATTACGTTGAGCCCGCGCAGTCCAAACTTAGTGGAATTTGGAAGGGTTTTCCGCAGTTTTATGAGTTTGATTTATTTCGTCCTAATGTAAGTGATGGTCATTTTGACTATCAAGCATCGAGTGCCTATACCTACAATTGGACTTATTACATAACCTATGCTGCTCAAAATGACTACAATAGGCCGATGGAGGCCACATACGAAAATATAACAATCAATTGGGCTTCAGGAGATGGTATTCCGTTTATAGTGTCGGCCTCAACCCAAGGTGGCGCAAATATTATTTCTTTCCAATGTTTCATGCCACATAATTTAATTGAAGGTAATTTTGTAGAACTTTCATTTGATTATGACCAACAGACCGTGTTTGAAGTGTTTTCATTTGGTAATTCAAATTATGATAGTTCAAATTTTGTGTTTAATATCTTGGATATTGGATACACAGGAAACACATTTGCGGATGGAACAACAGGAACCTTTAAAAGGGTTTTAGACCCAAACAATCTTACTGAGACTCGGTCAAAATATTATGTGAGAAAAAACAGAATATTATTGAATGAAAATAATGTTATTGTTACTAAAACAGGTTTCGAACTTAATGCTTTTCCTAATGAAAGGAAATTAGAATACAGTTCAATAACTCCCAATGACATAACAAGAATTTCACAAAAAACAAATTCATTAACTTACACAGTCACAGTAGCTCAAGATGTTGTTTTGACCGGAATCACTGACAATCAAAATAGACCCGTCGGTGAATTATTTCTTACATTGGTTAATAAAGGCTTTAGTGGATATTTCAACAAACCAAATAATGGGGTCGGATTGAAACAAGGATGGGTATTTAACATTCAAAATATTTCTGATAGTTGGTGGTCTGATACCAATCAAGATTGTTACACAAATATCCCTGTGGATTCGTACACCTTAACCAATGGAACAACCGAAACATTTTACTACAATAGAGTACTGAATGAGGGAGATTTAATTGACGGGGATTATTGTGAGTGGAACGACTACACCCAAGCGGAATTGGTGGTATCAAGATATGTTCAAAAGATTAATTTCAATCAAGACATTTTCACAACAGAAAGTGTCCCAACAACTAACTCTCAAGGATACTATTACCTCCCTCATAATCCGATGGTTGTTAGAGTATTTTCGGATTATATTGAAACAGCACCGGTTCAAGGGGTGGAAAACATACCCAACTATGCGTTTTTCTCATCTCAAGACCAAACTTTCAGATGGAGAGAACCTTATTTATATGGGGAGTTTGATGAATTTGACCGAGGAGTTGACTTCCCCTACCTAAACCGAGCACATTATCCTTTCTCAAATCAGATATTCAGGTTGATTCCTGAGGGTGGAAACTTCCAAAATCTGTTGAGTGGATTCAACATTGCTGTCCAACCAATAATAGACGATTGTGAATAAGTATCAGATTAAATTGGGGGTAACCAATGAAGATAAAGTTCTTCAGATTCCTGTTATGCTTGATTGGGAGTTGTTGGATACTGAAAATGAAATTAATAAATTAGAGGCTCAAATCAATCAGGATGTTGCTGGTTTGGGAATTGATTTTGAAACAACAAGATTTTCTCACTCGGGATATAGTTTCACACCCCCCACTACAAATATCATTCAACCTACACCAACAATTAGAACGAGTATTAATTACGAGTTTAATTTCTTTTCGGGAGGGACAATAAATGGAACTGGGTCAACTCAAAATTGGGTCTCTGATTACAATGCGGAAGGGTTTACCTACAATGAGATTTATTACTATTCAAATGCGTTTAGTAAGAGTTTCTTCAAGTTGGACTTTTACAATTCACCAAGTCAGGTTGGTCAGACCAATTATCTAACAATTATTATTCCCACTACTCAAGGAGAACAGATGCCGGTGGTAATGCAGGGACAAAATGTTTTAATTAATAAACCTGAGTTTTCTTTAGATTTTGTTGGAGATACTGATGGGTTTTTCTTGTATTGGTTAAAATCTAGGGAGTACATCAATTTAGATGAATTTTATGTGTCGTGTAAGTTTTACAACGCAAAGACGGGTCAATTTGTTAGGATGATTAATCGTCCACAGAGTTTACAGACCATCAACTCCTATGGGGTAGATAACACGTTTAATTTTTACTACTTGTATAAGTTGGATTATCCGAGCCAAAAATATGTTGTGTATGACATAATAACCTTTGATAGAGTAGGTACAACAACTCCCATAAAATGGTATGAATATGTAGGACCAAATGGCTGATTATCGTTTTGTTGTTGGACCGGCAAATATCACATCGGATTTATCTTATGTTGATATAAGTGGTGAGACCATCGGGGTATACTCAGGTATGTCTCAAATTTTAAGTGGGGGAACAAATGGAAGTTCTATAATGACTGGTTTGAGTCTGTGTATTATGCTCACTGAGACCACAATTGATTTGGGGTACTACTCTCCGTTTGATGGGGCTGCGGAACAGAAAGATGTGGTGACGAATTTTATTTTTACCGCAGCTACGACTTCTCCGTATGTTTATACTGTTTATAACTCTTCGGACAAAGCGGCAACCTACTTGGGACTTGCTGCGTATACGATAAACTGGGGGGATAACACCCCTGACGAGATTTTCACTGGTGATACTTTATCTCATGTTTATCCGAACACAACCTCGGGGTATACAATTACCATGAGACAAACAACTCCGTTTGGAGTAAATACGGTTTCTAAGGTAGTCCAAGTACCATTTACCAATGCGGTTATCTACAATCCGTTGGGGAGGGCGTTCTTTACTCCTTTGGGTGGAAGTTGGGCGAACACACCCGTGAGTTATGACTACATTTTTTCAGGAGATGCCGTGAACACTGTGGAGAGTGAGATTTCTTCAGGTTACACTCAAGTACCATTTGTTGTTTCGGGATTGACATCATCAAGGGTATCCGAACTTGCATTGTATGGACCTGTTGAGTACCAAGTTGGTGTTCCAGTATTCCAAAATAGCCAACCCTACGGGGTGATTACCGATATGAACTCGGTGTTTACAGCATATACAATTCAAGATACGAATTACTATGATTATTCTGATGGTACGAGCATCTACTTCCAAAATAGTAGTGGATTTACAAGTGAGATGCTAACTGCCGTTCCAATAACAAAAGACGAGTTATTAATTAAAATTCAAGACCAACCTCAAATTGTTACCACTGTGTTCATAGAGAGAGGTAAGAACACTGTTTACCAACAAATTCAAAGATTGGGTGAGGTCTCTACCCTTTCAGGGTTAATAAACTATGGTTATGGATATTACACCATAGAAAATAAGGGATAAACTATTTATAAAAATAAGAAACTTTTCATATGGCAATCGGAACATACGGAACTATTAGGACGGCGGATGTATCTCCTGAAGATGTGGAAATCATCTTGAATTATACACCCTCAAGAGATGAGACTGCAGACTTTGTGTTGACATCATTGGATGCACCTTCAGTTCTCAGACCTTACTTCAACAATGCAACTACAGGTGGTAATGCTAATGTGGAAGTATTGGGTGGGTTATACAACCTTACCCTACCAGCTGATGTCTTCAATCAGGTGGGGATTTACACTATGATGTTGAGACCGGCACAAATCAGAACATCAATTACTGATTGTGGAGTATTGTCGGCACTTCCTAATGTGAAAGGTATTATTATTGACCTCACCAATGTACCAAGCCAATTCAGAAATAAGTTTACCCCCCAAGGGTTGATTGGTTTCAGAGTAGAATACTTGAACTCTGATGGGTCGAAGATTCCGAACTTCTTTAGGATTATAACATCTAATTTCTTTTGTGAACCCGTAGTTGTAAATCAAATCAATACTACTCAGAAGGCAATTCGTTACCGTTATGTTGATGGGGTAACAAATCTTATGTTCTGTACTGTTTCACCATCGTCATCACCTACCAATAAACCGAACGCCACACCATTTATCGGTCAACCCGCTCAAAACATTATTATTTCAAATACTTTCTTTAATCCAGTGACTATTGAGGTTGACATGGTTGAATACGATATTTCATCTCTTGCTATCGCCCTTTACGGAAATCAGACCAAGAGTATTGAAGATGGAATTTACACTATCTATGACAGTGATAATAACATCTACAAACAATACAACTTGTTTGAAATCCGTGACCAGTTTAATGCTCTTCTATACGAGGTTCGTCAAGATAGAGGGGCGAATATCGACTTTACTAAAAACTTCACAACAATAGTTGGATAATGGCGGTAAACACGACGAAGTTTTTTTATCCTCCGGCACCTGGAAATGGAGTAGGCGCTTTTGACGACATAGTTGGTTTTCAGCTTGTCGAAGGGGGAGGACTTACTTCATCGGTTTTTGATTTTACCACCTCGGTAACCGAAAAGGTAAACAGGACTTTCTCAATTGGTACATTCTCTAATCCGATTTCTCTTGAGAATTTGGATGTGAATTCAATGGAGGAGAGTAGAAGAATTATACAGTCACAATTTAGAGTTTATCCAAATTATGATGTTTCACAAGTTCTTAACTTTTCTCTATATGGTTCATTAGCCAAGAGATTACAAGTTTCGGTAACTCATATTATTAATTTCTTCCCTGCAGCTTTAGACATCCGTAAGGTGATGCCCGAATTCACAACCGGTCAGACTGCAACCAACATTTCTTATGACCCTGTTGAAGATGAAACGACTTTCTTAATTCCTGTTGGTAGTGTGTACAATCCATTTCAGATTGAGTTTTCACAGAGTGCGACCACCAACATGATGGTTAGGGAGATTGAAACGTCACAATACAGAAATTTAACCCGTAGTTTTTTAAATTATGTTTTAGATTACCAAGGACAGACATATCCTGTTGTAGATTATGTTGCACCTGCCACACAGATTTCAGGAAACTTGGAGTTTGTTGTTTCGGGTTCTCCTTTTGCCTCGGGAATTACAAGTACCACTGAAGACTTTTTGATTAGACCGAGCAACTACATTGTCGATAAGGTCTTCCAAGAAAACTACGACGAAGTAGAACAGTTCTTAATGAACCGTCTTATCCGTCCTGAATACACTGCCAATTTCCAAGTACCTGCACAAAACCAAGGGGGTCAGTTCTACACATCTTATGTTCAAGTAACATTCCCTAAAGATGGTAACTGGAACTTAGATATTAGTTCATTTAGATTTGACAACTATCTTACAAAACTTGCTGATGTTGCGGAAGATTTGGATACATACAAGACCAATCTGATTTCAAGATTTTTAGTGACAGCTTCAATTAAAGAATTTGATACCTTAGGTCAAAAGGTTGAAAAGATACTTCAGATTTATGGAAGAAGTTTCGACCAAATCAAACAGTATATCGACGCGTTGGCGAACATGAACTCAGTTCATTATGTCCCACAAAACGACATCCCCTCCCAGTTGTTATTCAACTTATCCCAAACTTTAGGGTGGAGTAACAATTTCTCACCAATTACAAATGAAGATTTTCTTTCAAGTGTTTTTGGTAACACCTCACAGATTGAATATCCAGGTTTTTCAAGAGCTCAGACTCCGACTGAATTGAATTACCAATTCTACAGAAACCTTGTGTTGAACTCGGCTTACCTTTTCAAATCAAAAGGGACAAGAAGGTCAATTGAATTTTTACTTCGTTTAATCGGAGCACCTGACGCACTTATTGATTTTAATGAGTACATCTATTTGGCGGACCAAAGAGTAAATATGGAAAACTTTAACTCTCAGTTTGCTCAGTTATCGGGTGGAACATATATTAATGAACAACCAGCACTTTCCCCAGGTAACACATTTTCAATTAGAGGTCAACTATTCACTGCCTACACAACTTCTACCACTTTCCAAAGTGTTAATATCCGAAGAAACGACTATCCTGTTGATGAACTTGGTTTCCCTCAATCACCTAACCCCACAGGAACCAATGGTGTGTTCTTCCAAGAAGGTGCGGGTTGGTACGAACAAACCCCCGACCACAGAAGTCCTAACCAAGTTACCGTAACAGGTGATGTCTTTACGGGACAGAATGTTGATGTTCAGACCCAACTTCAACCCTTCACATATGGTGGAATATACCTTCAAAGGTACGAACAGTTCCCTTATATGTCTGATTCGTTTAAACTCAGAAAAATTCCTGACAATAAAAAGTCTTGGTTACAAACTGATAATAGATTAAGAGTTGACGTTCAATCAGGATTCGAGGCATACTATTTTACCGATGATGAAAAACTTGTTCTTAATGTTAAGAACATAGATTTATTTATGAATGTCGGTCAGGGATTGGCTTATGATGTTTGGAATCAATCGAGGTTGTATAACTACCCAATTCCTGAGTCAGGTTTCACTGCTAACTTCCCCTCACCAGGTGGGATTGATGATACCTTCATCGACCCAGAGCCACAAAAGAAAACATTCTTTGAGTTTTATCAGACATTCTGGCAGAATATGATTAACACTCGTAACCGTCTTTACATTACTGACGGCAAAACGGGGGGTTACCCAACTCTTCAATCTATATTTTGGAAGTACATTCAATCTGAGCAAACTGTCGGTTTACCAAACAACAAATACACATACCAAAAATTGATTGAGTATGTTGATGCAATGGGTCCATTTTGGCCCAAGTTAATTGAACAGATGATTGCTGCCACCACTCTTTGGAATGCGGGAACAAGATTGGAAAACTCCATCTTCCACAAACAAAAGTTTGTTTATCGTAGACAAAGGGGTTGTCAGTTGATTCCTGTTGAATCTCAACCGTGTTTCATTATTTCCAACATATTTGATTACGATTGTAACACTGAATATGTGGATTTCTTTATTTATCCATGGTTGAATGGTGATACGACAGTATCGGACTTTCAATCAATTCTTACAAATCGAGTAAATAACTATCTTACCTCTGTTGGTTCAAACCAAGGATTATACAATCCAAATTCTATTTCATCAGAATGGTTTTTGAATCTTACAATCGGAAATCAGGTCATAATTAATGTACCATTCTATCAGGGGTATGGAATTAATGATACCCCATCAGCCTTTTTGTGGAGACAAACACTTATTGATAATCTTAACAATTTATATCAATACGGTTACACCTATACTTTAAACGGAAACTTCTTGACAATTACTAATCTTAATTGTGTTTTAGAAAACTCTCTTCAAGAAGTTTCACTTAATGTGGGAATAAATATTAGTCTTGATTGTCCTGAGGTGGTTCAGAGTCAATTGGAGGAAGAATTAGTGGTTGCATAATATGTCTTGTTCGAATTCATTATATCTAACTTGTTGTTACGGAGAGGGAATTTTTTTAAATTCAATTCAACCATGTAACCCTATAATCGATGGGTCGGTTGGTTCATTTGTCAATGGATTAAGTTATGTGTCAACAGGAGATACAATCCAAGGTACTATTTGTTGGTCGGCAACAACCTCCCAAGTTGGTCAATTGTTAGACTATACTCCACCAGGTTTTGCAACAATTACAAACGGAAGTGCAGACTGTGACCAATGTACATTAGATTATGGTGGGGGTTGTCTTATAGTAACCGGTTCTACTAATGTGATATTAACAAATTGTTGTGACCCTAGCGATACCTTAGAAGCGGTGGTAGGTTCGGTAAGTGTTACAATTGGTACTGTTACGGTTTATAATGAGACATGTTATACCGTGACTTCATTAGGGGGGTCTGGTGGACCACAAGTTTTTATAACATATGATGGTTGTGCCCCATGTCTTTTGAACTTTCCATGTTGTGAATGTACCGAAATGGAAATCGGTTTGGCTCTTCCGATTTTGGCGGACGATGGAAAAATTTATGTTGATTATACGGCTTGTGATGGGACACCAACACAAGTGACGGGTTCATCATCCAATTTAGTTTTCAACATTTGTTCATTATCGGGGCAATCTATAACAAGTTCGATAACCGTAAGTGGTAATTTATATTCGGGAAACACTTATCCATTTGACCCATTATTTATCGGACCACCAAATGGAGAAGTTAATGCAACATTCATTTCAACATGTTCAGATGACCCTTGTGGAATTTCTTTGACTCCAACTCCAACAATCACACCTTTCCCCACTCCTACCCCAACTACAACACCAGCGACTGTAACCCCCACACCATCGTCAAGTTCACCAGGATTTGGTAACGGGTTAGTATTTGATTACACATTAAATGTAACGGGTGCCTGTGAGACAGGTTTTGGTGCTGTACTTATTGAACCTTCAGGTGGGGTTGGTCCGTACACTTTTGATTGGTATAATCCTGAATTGGGTCTCGGGGCATTCAAGGATAACCTACCAGCGGGAACTTATTTTGTTAGAGCCAACGATTCGCAACTTCCAGTAAATAATGAATTTTTTATCAACATCATTGTATCGGATTGTTTGTGTGTTTCTGTTTTGAATGTAAATTCAACCACTTGTGGATTAAACAACGGTTCAGTTACAGGGACATCTTCTTCTGTTTTTGCAACAACAAACTACTATCTATACACTGGTGATGATGTGTATGTTACCTCAGCGGTCACTAACACAGGCACTGTCGAATTCACAAGTTTATCGGCGGGTACTTACTACCTGTACGGTTTTGATTTAGGTGGCGCGACGGGTTACAGCCAAAACTTTATTGTACAACAATCCTCACCCCTTAACTACGGATTGTATATTGTTCCTGATGCATCGTGTGATACCAGTCCATTGGGAAAAATTTATGTGACTGGGATTACTGGAACTCCACCATTTTCTTATCTATGGAACAATGGGGAAACAACAAGTAGTATAACAGGATTAACACAAGGGGTTTATTCTGTTCAGGTGACTGATTTTTACGGTTGTCAACTAACTCAAAATGCTTTGGTTGAAGAAGTTGACCCAATTGGTCTTGGAACCTTTACTTCCGTCCCCCCCACTTGTTTCGAGGCAAATGGAAGTGTAACAATTGTTGTTACAGGTGGGACGGCACCTTATTATTATTCTGCAAGTACAGGATATGTTGAAATAAGCTACTCCACAAGTTTAACCCTATCAGGATTATCAAGTGGTAATTATTCTTTTCAAGTAACCGATGCCGCTCTTTGTAGTTTAAATGCAACAACATCGATAACGAGTCCTGGGGGAATTTCATCTGTAAATGTTTCCACAATAAATTCACAATGTTCAGCCAATAACGGACAAATAACAGTACAAGTAATTGGGGGTATTTCACCATACACTTACACAATCATCGACCCCAACGCAAATACTGATGTTGTAACAAGTAATCAAACAACTGAGATTTTTTCTAATCTTGCCACGGGAACCTACACAATATTTGTGGAAGATACTACAGGTTGTGTCTATTCACAAGAAGTTACGTTGATTTCTGAAAACAAATTCGATATTTCATTACAAATCACAGGTACAACTTGTGGAAACACTGGTGGTATCGTAAATGCCTCAGTCACTTCAGGAGCTACCCTACCTCTTACATATTCAATTGATGGAACAAACAACATCGTGGGCACAAACCTTACGACAGTTTCTTTTTCAAACGTATCTGTTGGTCAACACCTGTTGACTGTGGTCGATTCCGATGGATGTCAGATTTCCACACCATTTACGGTATCTTCTACACCAAATGTTGAGTTTTCACTCTATTCTTCCTCTTGTGGTTCAGGAAGTGAAGGTAGCATTACCGCGTTCATAACACAAGGGGTAGCACCTTTTAATTTTACTTGGAGTAATAATATCCAAGGTAACCCACAAAATATAACGGTTACAGGATTAACGGGGGGGACATATACTTTGATTGTTCAAGATGTTAATGGTTGTTCACTTGCCAGACAAACAAGTATTGAATGTAACACTAAGTGTGTGACTTATCAGACCTATACTATGGGTTCTGAAATATTTAATATTCTTTCTCCAACCAAACACGGAATTAATCAAATTTTGGTTGAAGGGTTTAACGACTTGACCTCGGGTAATACCAATTGTAATTTATTATCTGCAATTTATACTGCACAGGTAGAAATTCAACCACAAAATACAATTCTTAATAATACTTTCTATACAGGAACAACTTTGGTTGATGTGCCAAGTGATAATACTTGGTTTTCTGTTATAACAAATCTATTACAAAGCGTTAATGGGGTATCTTCAGTAGTCATAGACCCATTAACAAATCAAATTTCAATTTCGGCTAATCCAAATAGCCCAATTATCGGTCAAGAACTGAGTGTCAAACTAATTATAGTATATGACATCATTTGCTTGACATGACACAGATAAGAATATCAGCAGTATCTGGAGCTGTACCCATTAATGTTTTTATTTCTGACATATACGGAAATAATCAAACTTTATTAGGTACAATCACTAATACAGGTGTAATTCCTCCTGATGCATATTTTTATCCACCTGCCCTTTTTAATTCTGCACCACAGATTATGCTTACACTCGTTGATAATAACGGGTGTGAAAAATTCAGAATATTGGATTGCACATTTGGTTGTGGATTTACTATTTCTGTTGAACTTGCCGACTGTACAGTAACTATGACGGTTACTGAGTCAAGTTGTGATTTTACCACAACAGTAAATCAAACACTTTGTGAAGGTATACCCACTTGCGAATTGATTTTGTAATGTATAAAAAATGTGTGGAATTTCAATAAAAGATTAAATCAATTGTATTTATAATAGAAAAATCATGTCGTTAGAAACTATCATCGTTGTTAATACCGCACCGGGGTGTGATACCTCGGTAGAACAGCAGGTTACTGTTACAGGTTCTGAATGTTTTATTGTAAGATTACCGAGTAGTTCTAATGCTATTGGACCCTTTGATATTTACATCAATTCTACTGGTTCGACCCCATATTATGTTTCTGTAACAAGAAATGAGTTAATAAACGGTGTTGTTTTATGTTTGGGTACACCGACAGCGACTCCGACGCCGACACCAACTCCCACCCCTCCAAGTCCAACACCAACTTCTACAAGTACACCGACACCGACACCAACAATTCCTGTACTTGAGTTAATTTCATTTGTTAATCCTGGTTCTATCGATATTGAATACGAGGCCACATTAAATCGTGCTCTCGAATTTAGTATAGATATTCAAATTGAACAAATTTTGGGTATTACAAGTGGTGGAAGTTATAATGCATTATCTGCCATTGCCATCAGTCCAGGTAATTTAACGGGTTCTACAACTGCGTTTTTAGCGAGTGCCAATTTTGACGCTCTCAACAGGGATTCAAGTTTCTCGTTTACTGGAGATACAATTTTAATCCAACCAACAGCAGTATTTGCAACCCCGACCCCAACATCAACAGTCACTCTTACTCCAACAGCGACTAACACTCCAACCCCTTCTGTCACGACAGGATTAACCCCAACAGCAACAGAAACTCCAACCCCTACACCATCGACCACTGCGGCTGAAACTCCAACTCCAACTCCAACTCCAACTAATACAGAAACACCGACAAATACTCCAACAGAAACACCAACAAATACTCCAACTGAAACTACGACATCTACCCCAACAGGAACTCCAACTGAAACTCCAACAAACACACCTAGTGGAACTCCGACTCAAACTCCGACTCCTTCAGCAACTATTGGACTAACCCCAACGGCTACTGCTAGTAATACCCCCACCCCTTCAATAACGGCTTCAAACACGCCAACACCAACAGGTACCCCAACCGAAACTCCAACAAACACGCCAACACCAACAAATACTGAGACTCCAACTAACACCCCAACGGGTACTCCAACCGAGACGCCAACAAACACCCCAACTCCAACAAACACTGAGACTCCAACGAATACTCCTACAGAGACTCCAACTAATACCCCGACAGAAACCCCTACAGGTACACCAACCGAGACCCCAACAAATACTCCAACTGAGACTCCAACGAGCACTCCGACAGAAACTCCAACCAATACACCAAGTGAAACTCCAACCAATACACCTACAAATACTGAAACTTCGACTCCTACACCAACTCCAACTGTAACTCCTACGGAAACTCCTACAGAGACTCCAACTAACACTCCGACAGAAACTCCTACCAACACACCAAGTGAAACTCCTACAGAGACTCCAACTAACACTCCGACTGAAACTCCGACCAACACACCAAGTGAAACTCCAACCAATACACCTACAAATACTGAAACTTCGACTCCTACACCAACTCCAACTGTAACTCCTACGGAAACTTCAACAAATACACCAACTCCGACAAATACAGAGACACCAACTAACACTCCAACAGAAACACCAACTAACACTCCAACAGAAACTCCGACCAATACCCCAACAGAAACACCAACCAATACTCCGAGTGAAACACCAACCAATACACCAAGTTCAACACCGACAAACACACCAACTCAAACAAACACTCCAACGAACACAGGTACACCGACAGCAACCCCCACCCCATCTCCTACTGAGGCAGGATTTGTGGCATATCTATTCCCAGAACCACAAGACGCAACATCAGGAAATAATTTAGGAAATTATATGTTTGAAAATTCAGCAGATTGGTACGGATATTTTAATAGTTTAACTCCTGGTTTATCAAATTATTCAAATAATTTGGACATTTATGTTCACTTCTCTGGATGGTCGACTCCTGTTGATGGGTTTATTACCCCTGTAACATCTTTTACGGGTCCGATTAGACAAAGTATAGGTTCGGGTACTGATTCATTTGGGTGTAGTCAAAATCAATACACCTTCGGTACAATTGAGGTTTCAACATTAGATGTAAATGTTGGACAACAATATTTCTACTCAATTTGGATACCACTTGCGGGAGTGGGTGGAACAATGACAAATATGACTATTGATATTGGGTCGGGAGCGGCTTGTGCAACAAACCTCCTTAGCGATGGAATTCCAGATTCAACTTTAGCGGGTACAAATGTCACTGTAACATCAGGTGGAGCAATTCCTGCGGGAACTTATCGTGTATTGTGGCTTGGGTCTTTTGCCGTACAACCATCATCACCACCTTTAACAGCAGCTTTGTATTTTAAAGGTGACACGAAATCTTAACATAAAATTTAAATAAACCATTTAATCTGCGGTATTTATAAAAAAAACAAAAAATGTCTTTTCCCTACAAAAACCCCATAACAGCGTCACAAATCAGTGGTGCTGAATCTGTTTCAAGAAATTCCACCTTCGGTACCAATTTTTCGGTATTACAAACGGGAGGTTATATGGAGGTTTACTACCTTCAAGATTTAATTTGGTCCTTTGGTAATGTTACCCAAGGGGCGGTACAATTATCCGCAAACACAATACCAATTGAATTTTCCAAAGGTTTAAATAACGCTTTTTCTAGAGACACGTTATCGCTAAATTCCGACAACATATCTTCTGGAAGAAGAAGATTGGGAATGCAGGTTTATGTTCATGAAACAGATACCGTTTATCAATATCATATACCTGATTATGATAATCTTTGGGCGGCACTCACGGGATTAACAGGAAATTCTGCAATCACACAATCGGAATATTCAACCACAGTAAACAACCGTTCTGATGCTGGATTAGCTTTTATTACTGCGTGGACTGGCTCAACAATCGAGGGACAAAGTGGCGTTACAAGAGAAAATGCACGGTGGAGAATTTTTTGGGGAACAGACATTCAAATTACAGGTGGAACATATTTTTCGGGGACCAGTGAATTAGAATTATTTAATAGTACTGGCGGAACAATCACAATAACAGGTTTTACTGCTCCAATAACTGGAGGAACTTTCGAGAACGGTACGGAAACTTTAACTCTTACAAATTCTCTTGGTGAAAGTTTTCAAGTAACAGGTTTTACTAGTAGTAATCCGTTAACAGTTGGTGACGGAATAACAACTGTAAGTTCGGTTTCAGGTATAACGTTTAGTGGTGCTCAAGTAACTGACGATGGAAATGGGGCAATAACAATTACAATAACGGGTGGTACCTCTGGAACAAGTGGTTCATCAGGAACTAGCGGAACATCAGGTTCAAGTGGTTCATCGGGTACCTCAGGAACTTCAGGAGAAAGTGGAACCAGTGGTTCATCAGGAACTTCGGGAAGTTCAGGTACTTCAGGAACCTCAGGACAAAGTGGTTCTTCTGGTACTTCAGGAACTTC